TAGGGGTCGGCCATAAAGTATGCTCCCATGCTAAAGACAGTTATCAGGGCGGTAGTTACACCTGCGATAGGTATAATACCAACTAGCATTCCATAACAGGTGCCAATTAATGCCCAGATAACATAATCCATAGCTATATCCTTAGTTTAAAAGTTCAGGCTTATAGATTGATGGGAAGCCATATGCTTCTTGGTTCCAACGAACCGCATCTTTAAGTGCTTTCTCTGTAATTAAAGATTTCAAAGCCGCCAATAAAGCTGGTCCATCTTGAATCCAAGGGTAAACACCAGTCTTAGCATAAATCTCTGCACTTGCAACTGGATCATTAATCATTTCAGTTACAGCCGCTTTAACTTTTGCCGCATTTGGGTTACCTTTGTTCATCCAAAGTGATTTTTGAATAGCATCACGCCAGTTACGAGTTAGTTTATATGCTTGATATAAATCACCTGATGGTCTTTCGCCCCATAGTGACTCGTATACATCCTCAAACTGTGTGTTAGGGAAGTTTGGATCTGCCATTTGTACATTGTTTTCTAAGTCTAGGATGCCGTGTGTGAACCATAGTTCATTACCTTCAATACCTTCATAGAAACGTTTCCATGCCGCTGGTGATTCACGTGCTACATCGAATTCGCCGTTTTTAAAACCAAGACGTTTTTCACCGCCTGATACGCCGTTAACCCAAGTTACACGTTCTCTCCAACATGCTAGATAATCATCAACTGAATTATTACCTGTTGGTCCACAGATTAACATTGCAACTGCCGCCGCATCTGGTTCGAAACCTGATCCGCCTGCGATTGTCCAATGGTCTTCTTTTTCACTTGCGCCTTCATGCTTACCAAGAACGATATCATTGTTCATTGAACCAATTAGTTCATAATCGAAATAATTGTAATCAACTTTATCTAGTAAGTATGATACACCGTTACCACCGTGTGCAACCATGATTGTTTTGTCATCAAAACGTAGGCTTTTGTGGAATTTATTGAATCCAGGAATATCTCTTGCACCTGGGATATGTCGAACTACGACTGGTTCACCGATGAACTTTTCTAAGTTCTTAGCAATGATTTCTCCCCATACAGAAGTACCTTTACCAGGCTCCTGAGGAACAATCAATGTATAATCAGCTAATGCCGATGTTGCTAGACCTAAAGTCAATGCAACTGTCATTACTAATTTTCTAAACATATATTTCTCCTTTATGTAGTTTAGTTATAAAGAATAGTATATGGAATTGCATATTACACCCATATCCTATTTCTTGTTTTTGATTTAAGTGAGATAAGACATGTTGCAACTCTGCAATACATGTATTAGTAATACGGCTCCGTATTACTTTTATTTATCATTTATATTCGTATATAATTATATATGCTTATTTTTTACGTAAAACAAAATAAAATCTATCGCCTTCGTCTTGGCGTAATGTTAATACGTTACAATTAAGATGTTCTGCGGCATTTGAAATGAAGATTGGATCCCAATCATAAAAGTTAATCCATTTAGCCGCTGGTTTATCATGTTGAATACCAGGATTAACTCTGAAATATAAGAAACCGCCTGACTTGACCATGTTTACTACATTTTCAAGTTCATTAAGTATCTTATCACTGCTACCGAAATTAATACTACCTAAACATATGGCAACATCAAATTCAACGTCTGGTTTATAATCTAATGTATGTACACTAATATCCGCTCTATCATTATACGGATCAATACCAACTAGATTACTAATCTTTCCTTTGAACTCGTTATAACCACAACCAATATCAACTACATTATTAGGGTTCATTGCATTCACTTCATCTATGATTGAAAGACCGCTATATTTGTATTTCTTTGTTTCAGGTTGCCAAACTCTACTAAAATAGTTTGACAACACTTCTCTATCAATTTGCTCTGCTAGTGCATGAACCTCTGTATTATCAATTTGCTTTAGTTCAATATCAAATACACCATTTACAACTTGGCAAAGTGTGTGTTTATTTGATTGCAAACTTGGATTGTGTTTTAGAATTCTATCTAATTCGTGTAAGATTTTTAAATTCATTTATGTCCTCATATTAGTCTTTTGGGTTTGCTTCCCAACTCAATGTATACGTTATAGGAAAATGTCCTTGTTGTATATCTATATCTGTATTATGCACTATTATATCCGAAATGTCAATAGGAAAGTTACATAATAATTTATCTAAATTCATCATTTGTCCATTGCTTGAGGATTTGAATGTCTTATGTCCATCCAAATAACTCTTAAATCCATTTGCTTCTATTAAGTCATTTATCGCATTGTCTTCTGGACTAAAATGAAAATCACCTGCAATAATAGTAGGCTCATCTTTGAATGTTTCTAAAAGAAATTTTATATCTTTTTCGTTATCTGCCTTTGATATTGGAAATTCTCCAATTGATTCGGGATAACAAGGTAATGCTGAAACTAATAATTTATTATTATACATACCTTTTAGGGCACTACATCCTTGCCATTCATTACCAACTGCTTGTACTAGTTGACTACTTGGTAAGTTTATAGTTTCTATACCTCCAACTGAACTTAAACCATTTGCTCTACCTATAGCAAGTGATAAATTTTTATTCGTTACACTTTCACCTAAGAATGCTTTGCCAGTTATGTTGCATAGTTCTTTTTGTTTATCTTTTGGAAATCTTTGTAGTAATAAAAAGTCGCTTTGTCCAGCTAACTGTTCAAGGATAGGCCATCCGAGGCGGAGGTTATCCGTGTTATATTGTAAAAATTTATAGGAAATCATGGGGAGTTCTCCGGTTAATCTGCTTGTTCTAATGTTACCGTTAATGGGTAACCATGCGCCCTACTTGTTCCGTGAGTCTCTTCCACCTTCTGTTCTGCTATTTCTAAATTGAACATGCCGACAATAGCTTTTTCATCTATGTGAATTTTATTTGCTAGGTCAGCCGCCGTTTGGTCTTCGTGTTTATACAGTTCGATTAACACCTTTACTACAAAATCTATAGGAGTTGAATCATCATTATGCATAACAATATAATATCTCTTAGGAGGTTCTATTGAAGTCCTAGTAGATGCATCAACTACTGTTTCACTATCGTTTTGTACGTGCATTTATTTTCCTCACTGTCTATAGTATTTATCTGTATTATAGCATTTATAAAGGAATTTATCAAGTGATTTTTATATAAAAAAGCGAGGAACGAATCCCTCGCTTTTATTTTGATTAGAAATATTTTATGATATTTCGATATTACGAGGCTTCTTACCTTCTGGAACGATACGTTCTAAAGATATTTTCAGTAACCCGTCTTTCAACTCTGCACCTTTCACTTCAACATCATCTGCAATAGTGAATGCTTTAGAGAACATTCTTTTAGAGATACCTCTGTGAAGAACACCGTCTTTATCATCATCTGATTTTTCTTTCTTAACAGATTTAACTGTCAAAATGTTATCAGCATAGTCAACTGTAATATCATCTTTTGAGAATCCAGCTAATGCTAGTTCTACATCATAAGTGAAATCTCCAGTCTTTACGATATTGTAAGGTGGGAAGTTTACTTGAGTTTGAAATGTTGCAACATCGCCATCGAACATACGTTCAAAGTGGTCAAACATGTTGTCAAAGCCTACAGTTACAGGTCGTAACTGGTTAAAAATAGATAGTCCGTTTGTCATTGTTTACTCCTTTATTAAGCAAGTTAATTTAAATGTAGATCCTATCTAAAGCAATCTACACAGTTATTTATGCATAATTTTATGCATATATTATAATATAGTGATTTTTTTCCAAATGTCAAGTGCCTTTATCAAGTTTTTCTGAAAAAAGTACAATTCCCTTAGATGGGCCTGCATCACGAGGTAAACCACCATATTTCTCAATATAGTCTTCAAGTACTGCTTTGTACCATAATTGACTATTATGATTAGCTTTTTTGTTGTATTTTGAGATACCTACACTAGTTCCGTCCTGCGTAAGCAATGCTCTGGTGCTTTCTTGTTGCAGTTCTCTTAGTGATAATTTGTCTAAATCTATATCCAATTCACAATCCTTATTTTAATTTTGATAAATAACAGTATAATCAAACAGACTTTAGGAGGCCACCTATTATGATTAAAGAAACAAAAGTATTTTATCCACATATTGTGAAACAATATGACGATAATGCTCAACTGATTTCTGAGAATAGCTACAGTTCATATTACAACCTTATGAGAACAATTCTTTCTGATAACGGTATTGATTTGAATGATGCTACAAAATACAAAGAAGAATTGACTGCTGATAAGTTTGAAGGCATGATTACAGTTGTTTATCCAAACAACGAAACTATGAATGCTATTGAAACTGCTATCGGTACTCAAATGCAAGGATTTGCTGATAGTCAACCTATCTTTGAAGAATTCTCTGATAATCATTTGTTCTAATAGAGACATAATTATTAAGATTAAAAGGGGGACTTAGGTTCCCCTTTTTTATTCTAGTTCCTGCATTTTCATTTTTCTGTACCAACGTTTTTTTCCGGCGTCCCTAGCCTTACGTTTAACTTCACTTGGTTTAACATAAGCCTTTCTGTCTCGTACTTCCTGTATGATACCTGCTTCTTGCACTTTCTTTTTGAACTTTCTTAATGCTCTTTCAAACTGCCCGTTTCTTACTTCTACTGTTAGACCTGATTTACCTGTTTGTGAAAAATCATTTCTATTATTTTTGTTTCTATAACTATTATTGTAACTAGTCATTTTTTATTATTACACCTATTATTCTATTCCCGTTAGTTTTTAGAGGAAGGTCATACTTAAAACTACTCAAGTATTCAGAGATTTGGGAATTGAAATATGCTAAAACTTCTGTAGCTTTTGCATTTTCCCTGCCCCTCATTTGTATTGTCACTTTTACTTTATTGCCTTTGTCAATAAACTTTTGAACTTGGTTAAGTTTCATCTTTAGGTCATTCTCGCCTATAGCTGGTCTGAACTTAACTTCTTTAACTTCAACTGAATTTTGTCTGGCTAGTTTTGCCTTCTCTTTCTCACGTTTTTTGATTTCGTAGTTGTACTTATTTATACTAATGATTTTTGCTACAGGAGGATTGGCGTTAGGAACTATAAGAACTAAATCTAATCCGTCAGCATCCGCTTTTTGTTGTGCTTGATTTTTTTGCATGATACCAAGTTGCTCACCTTGGTCTGTTACCACACGTAACTCGTCTGCACGGATACGTTGGTTAGCGATAATAAAAGGCTTTCGCCCTCTTTCATCTTTAAAGTTTCTTTTCATTAATGTTTATATTTTCCTCTGTTTCATCCTTAAATACCAAAATTGGATCAGCATTTTTATTAATAAAGTCACCAGTTATTTCAACAGACGTTAAGCCAGCATTCTTTGATAGCTTAGGTAATTTGAATTGTAATTTTAACAATGACTTTTCTAAAACACTTCTTAGACCTCTTGCTCCAGTCTTATTCTTTTTTGCTATTTTAGATATCTCTGTTATTGCATCCTCAGTAAAATTTAAATCTACACCATCTAATTTAAAAATCTTCTTAAATTGTGCAGTTAAATTATTCTTAGGTTCTGTTAATATACGACTTAACTCACGTTCAGTTAAATCGTCTATGCCTACAAGTATTGGAAAACGACCCATAAATTCTGGAATGATACCATATTTAATTACGTCTTCTGGCAACACTTCTTGTGATACTGTCATATCATCACTGCTATCTTGTGCCATAACTCTTGCACCAAAACCAATTGAACCATTTGAATTCAATCTTCGTTTGATTACTTTATCAAGTCCTACAAATGCACCACCTACAATGAATAAAATGTTATCAGTATTAACTTCAAGCATATCAGCACCTGGATGTTTTCTCCCACCACCTGGCGGAACACGAACAACAGTGCCTTCAACAATTTTTAATAAGGCTTGTTGAACACCTTCACCACTAACATCTTTAGTGATTGAAATACTTTCACCCTTTTTAGCTTTCTTATCTATCTCATCTATGTAGATAATACCCTGTTCTGCTTTCTTAATTTCAAAGTCTGCATTCATAAGTAAACGTTGTATTACGTTTTCAACATCTTCACCTACATAACCACTTTCTGTTAATGTAGTTGCATCGACTTGTGCGAAAGGAACATCTAAGAATTTTGCGATTGTTTTTGCTAAGAGTGTTTTACCTGTACCAGAAGGACCGAGCATCATAACATTAGATTTCTCTAACTCTACATCATCATCTTCTGATTGATTAATTCTTTTATAATGATTGTAAACAGCCACACTCAGGACTTCTTTAGCTTCTCCCTGACCAATTACATGAGCATTCAAAAACTCATTAATTTCGTCAGGTGTCGGAATGTCACTGTTTACAGTTTTAGATTTTTTAGTTACATTCTTGCGTTCATATACGATAGAGTGACATAGGTCAATACATTCATTACAGATAAATGTCGAAGGACCTGCAATTAATGTACTAATTTCATTCTTATGTTTCCCACAAAATGAACAATGATAATCTTTTTTGTCAGCCAATGTTTATACTTTCTCTGTTATTTTCCATTGTTTAAATCATCTAGCCAGCCAGAACGTTTCTCTGCTTTAGTATTTATTTCTCTTTCTACTTTCGATTTAATTTCTTTCAATGATTTCTCATCGATGTTCTTTAAATCAATTTCAGCTGGATCTAAATATACGCCACCTGGCTTTTTAGTTTCTGATTTAACTACTTCCACGTTTTCAGTTTCTTTTTCATCTTTAATTTCATCTTTAATTTCTTCAACAGTTTCTTCTTCTGTATCCAAATCAATATCTTTATTATCGCTCATTGAGGTCGTTTTGTCAAGCGTTTTTTCTTCATTTCTGTGAAAAAGTCCATCAAACATTTCTTGTTGTCTGTTTTCATGGTTATTTCTATTAGCAAAACTGTAGTTTGCCGCAACCAATAATATAACAGCCAATGGGTCGAAAACAAATATAAACACGATGATTAACCAACGTACAGCCGAATCAATAATAGTGGGATTGGTTTCTCCATATATTAGTTCTGCTATATATTTTATTGGTCCTACTTCTGCTTCAAGTTGTCTAACTTCGCTTTCAATTTCAAACTTCTCATCTAAAAGAACTTCGATTCTTTGCTCTGTATCTGACACCTTTATAACTAAAGTATCGATTTCATCTGTATTGTCTATTTCTCCTACTTGTGATAAGACGTTTCGTAGACGATTAATATTATCTTGTGCATTTTGTATTTCTCTGTCTGCCATTGCACGTAGTCTTTTGATTTCTTCACGTGCCTGGTCGATAATATCTGTGTTTACTGAATTACGAATATCTTCTACAATAGCAATTAGTTTCTGTTTTTCAGCATTTGATTTCTCAATAAAATCAGTAACCTTGCCAGCAGTACGATATCCATATCTTCCATCTACTTTTGTACCAATCATAGCCTGAATTTTCTTAACATTATTTTCATCTTCGATGTTATCAGCATAAGTTTGTAACTTTTGTAACTGGTCATCTATACGATTAATTTGTTCTGTATAAGATTTTACTTGTTCATCAGAACCTTTTTGTTCTTCTCTAATGATTTCCATTTGCTCATCAATAGCAGGTTGAATACGAGCATACGCATTATCCATACGTTGTTGCTCTGCATCAATCTGAGCATTGATATCAGATGAATCATCACTAGTTTCATTTTCAAGTTTAGCTATTTTAATTTCAGTACGTTCTATTAATGCATTAAACCTGATAATATCGTTGTCAATACGTTCAACCTTTGCCACGTTAGCCGTTCCCTGAGCGGCTTGTTCAAGGTGTGCTTTCGATAAGAAACCGAAAATACCCATGCTTGTGATGAACATCAAAACGACAACTGCTATTGTCAAATAAAATTTTAATAGAAATGGAGCCCTCTTCCAATTACGGTACACCCATGAGGCGGCAACTAATTTACCGACTTCAAGTGAACCTGCCATTAATGCTACTGGTATTGCTGAGGCGGCAAAAATCGCCATAAGTCCGACGATTGAAAACCACGCGGCTATAAAAGCAATCGCAATAGCCGTAGCAAAGGTAATAATTGGAAATAACATAATATTCTCCTTCTTAGTAGACCTCATCTGTATTTATCTAATTAAGAAGGAGAATTTAACTTCTATGTTATGTTTAGTTTAGTGAAACTTGCTTTTTTAAGAATACGATTGTTCCAACTGCATATTGAGAACTAGTTTGAAACGTATATGTTTCGCCCTCAGTAGTTTTCATAGTTGTAGTATAACCTACAATCTTGTCTGCAACTGTTTCGATAAAGATAGTATTACATTGATTTACTTGTTTGTAACCAACAATAGTTTTACTACTATTCTTTTTGTTAACTGAATCTGCACCGATGATAGCACCTAATACTGTCGCCGCATCGTTACCTTTACCTTTACCAAATTGATTACCGATTGCACCACCAATAATAGCACCTACTATTACGTCACCCGTAGTAGCATTGTTTTGTGTACTATAGATAGGTACGTCTACAACTGTACATTGTTGCTCAGGTACTCTTTGTACTACCTGTTGTGTGATTGCAGTAGAAGATACAACTTCTGCCTGTACTCTTACAGTTTTATTAATATGATGTGCATTAGCCATTGCTACACTTGAGAATAGCATAACTGCACCAGTTATCATTACAATTAGTTTTTTCATTTCATATACCTTTCTCATTGTTAATATACTTACAGTATACACGGTTTTGGTGGTTTTGTCAAGTTTAAAAGGCGTAAAAAACGCCATATTTTACTTGCTTTTTAGATGTTTTTTTAGAATATAATCTTTAATGCCTTAGAAGATGGCTTATCTGTGATAACAAGTCTTCCTGCACTATCACCTTTTGATGGTGATTTTCCATATATTTTAGGGATTCCATTACTATATTTTGCGTCCTCATCAAACGTCTGGTCTATACGTCTAGCACGTAGTCTGAAATATAAGTCTTTCTTTTCTGCATAGTACTTTGATGTATATAAAGATCCATTGACTTTTACTGTATTATCTTTTTGTTCATGCGATACGTCCATTGGACCAATATACATATAATCTATAGGACCTCCCATAGCCTTTGTTCCAACTACAAGTAACATTTTGTCCTTATCGTTCAATTTACCTACTGTATCTGGAATCTTATCTCCAGATTTGTAACCATTATTTAATAAATTCTTATAGGCCGCAGTAAAAAAGTTTTCACCGATATCTGGTATAATTGCTTGAATACCACGTAACCCACCGCCAGCTAATGATGGTGCTGATGGGCCTTTCATTGAAAGATTTAAATCACCTTTACTTGTTTTAAGTACAATATCTGTATATGGCTCTGAACCTGAATCTTGTCTACCAGTGTATTTTACTGCACCGGTTACTCCATCAATAGTAGTTTCGCCTGCTATTAATTTAATAGGCTTACCACCATTCTGTTCTATCGCTTCTGCTATTGTTTTCACAAAACCATTCTCTTGTCTTTCCGCACTTTCTCCTGCCTCATTGACATCGAATGCTTCATTGAGTGTTTGGTTAAATGTGATGTTTATAATATCTGAATAACGCATATATGTATTTATCATTTATGTCACAGGTACAAATGGAAAACCCATTCCGAAGAATGGGCTCCAATAAATTTGTTTTGTGGAATGTCAGAATGTGTTACGCAGTGTCCGACACACTTATACTTTTGTTTATAATCCTATGCGTACTTAGTTATTAGTTTTGTTCTATAAAGTTATTTATCTTTTTAGTGTAAACCGTTGGGAACAATTATATAGTGAATAGATAAGACTACACCAACACTTGCACCTAAACCAATCATCATCTTTATGAAGTCTTTAGTTACAAGAGGGAAAACAGTTTTAAACTTTTCTTTACCTGTAATAGTTGCCATAGCAAGTTCACGACCACAAAGTAATCCTACGAATACCCAAGTTGTTGACATTGGTATATCATTCAGTTCTTTGAAGAACCAAAGAATTAGAAAATATACACAATCAATTATTGTAGCACTTCTTACATAACGTGTGTTATGTTTTTCAATTACGATGTTTTGTATTTTACCACCACCAGTATAAAATATATAACCTAAGCCAAATACAAATACTGCACTTACCATTACCATTAAATCAAATGGGATTTGTCTTGGTAAGAATACGGCAATGTTTGCCATATCATGTGATAACCAAGTAAACCATAAAAAGCCAGTTGTTACCCACTGACCTACTCGCCAATACATTTTATGATTTTCAGCGACTGGTTTTGCTTCATCAAGTATTTTAGTAACACCAATCCAGATTACATATGCCGCCACAGCCGCAACTGCATAACCCATCATTGATTTGACTAGCATCTTCTCTAATACAAACGTACTAGCAAATGCACTTAGCACTAAGAAACTTGTACTTACTGGTACACCTATTCTTGTTAATATCAATAGTAAGCCTGGTGCGGCGGCATGATACCATTGAATCTCTTGAAATGGAATTTTGTTTAATCGTCCGTAACTAATATCTCCACCATTAGTTGTCCAACCATACCACAAAGTATAAAGCAGTACCGCACTTGCGGCTCCCCACATTATCTTCCAATTAAATTTTTCGTTATTTGATGCAATCCAAGTACCAAGAGTTTGTACTGAATCGTTTGCGATTACTGAATATGCGGCAAATAGAAATCCTATTGCCATCCATAGGGTGAGTGCATCCATTTTTTATCTCCTTCTGCTTACCGTCTTTACCACGGTGCTCACATAATTAGACCAGGCTCGATTGGTGCCTGGTTGTAACCTCATTGTTACTTTCATATTTATAAATGTAACACAAAATAGATATGAAATCAATACAATTTTTAATTGAATTGTTGATAACTTTTTAAATAAAAAAGATAAATAAAAACAACATCAAAAACGAATACCAAATTTTTTTTTGGCTATATTTTTTTTTGGATAACAAAAAGGAAAAGAAAATGACACAATTAATATCTCCGGATAAATTTACAAGAACAGTTGGCCTTTTAAGGTCATTTTTTTTGGATAAAGGATTTTTAGAAGTCCATACCCAAAACAGATTATCTATATTGGCGGCATGTGAAGACCCGTTCAATGTAGCAACATACAATTACGCAGGCCAAGTCTGGCCGCTTCCCCAAACAGGCCAAATGTGGTTAGAACACGAATTACTCTCAAAGCCCGATACAAAGGGCTTTTTTTGTGTCTCCACGTCCTATAGACAAGAGCCAAATGCAATTCCAGGTAGACACGATATTATCTTCCCAATGTTTGAATTTGAAATGCCAGGTGACATTGATGATTTGAAAAAGATGGAATACGAACTATGTGAATACTTAGAGTTCCCTAAACCAGAAGAAAGAACATATGCTGATTGGCAAAAACATTACAACTTAGAACCAACAGTAGAAATGGAAGCAGAACATGAAACTAAAATGTTTGAAGAATTCGGTTCAACAATGATTACAGATTTTCCTGAAATGACATCTCCGTTCTGGAATATGAGCAGAAATGAAGGCGGTGCAACTAGTAAGAAGATAGATGTTATCTTAGGTGGAATGGAAACTATTGGATCCGCAGAACGTTCATGTGATGTAGAAATGATGAGAGATACTTTTCACACAATAACAAATGGTGAATACTCAGAATTATTGTACAAACTATTTTCTAAAGAAAGAGTAGAAGCAGAACTAGAAAAATTCTTAGAATTTGATTTCTTCCCAAGAGTTGGTGGAGGAATTGGAATGACTAGGATGATTTCTGCACTAGATAAGAAATAATCTTATATAAATAGTTTTATGAGGAAAATAATAAATGTTTTTTATAGCCGCACCATTTGGAAACTATCTCAACTTTAAAGATACAGTTAGTGTTACAGGTACCTGGACAGTAGAACCAAGACCAGGAAGACTAAAACAAATAATCAAAACATTAAGATATACTAAACAGGGTTGGAGAAACAAATTAGGTTTACGCAATCCTGGATTACGTGCTGGAATGATGAAGACATCATATGATAATTTGTTATCACTTGCGGCCATAGAAAAATCAGATTGGGAAACAATAAGAACAACTATTAGTCGTGTTAGAAATATAGAATTAAATATAAGTTGTCCTAACTTAGATTCACATGAAGACACTACGACATTTGAAGGTTTCGATAAGTTTCCAGAACATATGCAGAATAAATGGTGTATAGTTAAAATACCTCCAACTGCAAAACATAAATTAATAGATAAAATAGTAGATAAAGGATATAAACAAATTCATGCAAGTAACACATTACACAGTGAAAAGGGTGGGCTTTCTGGAAAGATTCTTCAACCCTATACCTTGGGGACTATTGCTTATATAAAAGATAAGTATCCTCACGTAGAAGTCATAGCAGGTGGTGGAGTATATTCTAAAGAAGATGCTCAGACTTATATAGATGCAGGAGCAGACCACATAAGTTTAGGTACTGTATGCTTTACACCTTGGAAAATAAAATCTATAATTGGAGAGAAATAAAAAAGAGACAGTTAGCAATATGAAATGAAAGTGAGTAAAATATGGTTTGCTAACCGTCTCTTAATTTTGATTGCTTGGTATTGCAATCAGAAATATAAGCAAAGTAGGAGGGACTTGGTTACACCCCCAACCCCTCGACACAGATACCATTCTGAATCCAGGGAACCTAGTTCCGTTCGGTAGAACGATGTGACTCTTAGCCTCTCAGCTTTAAGCCTGGGTACCACCCCTAACTAGTCAAGTTCGACCGTCTGGTAACAGCCTCTTCCTTGCACTACAATAAAACAACCGCTAAATTGTTTTATGCTTATGTTTATTAATATAGCATAATGATTCGGGAAAGTCAACCCTTTTTTTAACTTTTTTTCAAATAAATTAAATCAACCCAATCTGTACGACCATTCATTGGATTTTTGCTGACATGAGCAACATCATATAATTCAAAACCCAAGGGAATCAACGTTTTTTCTATATCATAGAAACTACACTGCTTTTCGTACAAATCATATAGTGATAGTTCGGTAAGAACGATTCGTGTATTTTTTAATGTTTCAATACCATGTTCTAGTATTTCAGGCTCAGCACCTTGAACGTCCATCTTAATTATGTCTATATTTTCTATGTTATGTTGCTTTGTAAACGTATCTAATGTCATAACAGGTATCTGTGTGGGTTCAGATTCTAAGAAGTTCTTATGTGCCTTTTCGGGTTTATTGATAGCAATACTATCTTTGCTATTCTCATTTAGCTTATAGAAACCACTAAGCATAGGTTGATGTTTATTGACATTAAACTCTTGCCAACCATTTACTGAGCCTAGAGCATGATTATACACATATACATCTGACATTATGCCCTTCGTTAAGTATAGTTCCTGATAGGCTTCTGGTAAAGGCTCTATAGAATGTATTACTGCATTCTCCCATATAATCTTTAACTTTTCTACAGTTTGACCAATGTTAGCACCAATATCTAAAATTACAGGCGTATCCGTACCTACCAAGTTTTGTAAAACTTTATTTTTGTCAAATCTAGCTAGATAGTCTTTAGTTCTTTGATTACTATTTTTATATCTCATACAATTACAGACCTATCTCTCCATGATTCATCACAATAGTTAACAATGATGCTTATTCTATTTTGTGTCAAAGCACTTAGTCCATGAAGTTCAGTTCCTGTATTTGCAAAGAACCAACCTGTATTTTTTCTTGCAGGAGTATCTTTCTTCATAAAACTTGTACTTGTATCTGTGTCTGTTAAGTAAATCTGTAAAGTAAATAACTTTGCTTTATCGTCAAAGTGATTGTGCAACCAACTTCCTTTTGCATCTTTGCATAATTCTATTCTTGTACCTAAGTTAGTAAAGTCTTTTTCACAAACGTCACTAAACTTTTTTTTCATATATTTACTATCAAACAATAAACATACTTCTTCAAATGAATTCCATTCTTTGCCTTTATATTGATTCATCCAATTTCTTTTACCTGTTTTATCTGTTCTCTTGCCTTCCATTGGAACAAATGGTAAATCTTTTGATTGTCTTAATACATCATCTGCCACATTAGTTTCAAATACTTCTTCAACTACCCAAACAGGATAACCATAATCTTTTTTAGTCATTATCATAATACTAACTCCCAAAGTCCATTATTGTTTTTAAGTACTTTCCTACCATTTACTGTTACTAAATTATTTTGTTTTATATATATTTTTGGAGGATTATATAATCTAGGATCTCCCAATTCTTTTGGAATTGGATCTTTGCCATTAACTTCTCTATACTTAACTCCATTTTTCTTGCCAGACATTTTATGTATCTGTTTAGGTTTTTTAGTTTGTCCTGTGTGACTAAACATATATCTTCTTTCACTAATATCAAAGTTTGTTTCGTCTGGTGTAAAGATATTTATGTCTTTAAAATCTTGCACAAATTTTCCATTAGTGTAATCATATATTATACAATTAATATTCATTGTGTATAACTTTCCAAACAATAATCTAGTATAACCTGGGTGTGGTGTAAGTTTACCGTTTCCAAAATAATGAAGATTAAGTGGATCCATAATTGTATATCCTTTTCTGAAGGTTTCAAGTATGTAATCAAATGCATTTATTTTTGTACTTTTAATTGGACCAACTTGATTACTTAAAACTTTATCTGATTTTCTAAACAACATTTCGATTTCTTGACTAAATCTATGCGATGAATATTCATCATAATCGTCACCCCATTTCAATAAGTCTTTTACTACTGAACTTATAGAACCTTTATATATAAAAGTCTTAGTTTTAGAAATCGCATCTGCTTGATTAGTTAAAGCAACAAAATGTTCCCAATCATTTATTTTACAATCATTGGTTTGATAATCTTCAACATTTATATAGTTATTACCCCAATGAACAATTATAGGTTCCTTCATAAAACTAATTCCCATAAATTATTACTACATCTTAATACTACTTTTCCATTTACTAATATTTCATTATTCTTTTTTTCGTAAAACTCAGGAGGAACTTTATTACCTGGTGATTGTAATTTAGTTCTTACAGTATCATCGTATAACTCTCTGTACTTATCTTTAATATGAGTACGTGGCGATATTATGTCACCTTTATTAAGAGAAGGAGATTTAGATCCTGAGTAACAGAAATATAACGTTCTACCTGTTACATCAAACTCTTTGGCATCATTTATATGTTTTAGTTTTTCAGGTTGTGGAAAAAGATTATATAATTCTCCATTTGAGTAATCTGTTATAATTACATCGACTTCTTCTTTATATACTCCTGCTAGATATATCCTAGTAGTTCCAGGATGCATAAAAAATCTACCAACCGAACTTTTATAAAGTTTCTTAATTTTTTGTAATTCTACTTTTTGTCTTTCAGCGGGTATACCTGGCATATACCAATCTGGGTACCAACAACAACTTATAGGGTCATTAATCTTTCCACCATTTCTTAATTCTTCTAACATATAATGCATAGCACTCATTCTTGTTAACAAATGGTCTGCTAAAGAACAATCAGCAGGTGCATAATATTCTTGTAGCCATTCTGCATTACTCCAAACTTTATTGCCTTTAGCAAATAGTTCGTCAATATTTTGTCTGAAAGAATTGTCAAGTGATTTATAAAAAGTTTTAACTCCTCGTATATTTTCCCAAATATCTAATAAAGTTGCTTTATAAATCCAAGTAGTTTGTTTTGATATTGTATCGGCTTTTGTTGTTATTTCTTTATACTGATTAAATGAAGATAAAGTAACTGATTCCCAGCCTCTTTCATTCCAGATAGTATCATCAATCGTATTCATCTAACAACTTTGTCTTATCTTCTGAATATCCCATTGCTGGATTTAGTGAATCAGCATCAGGTAAGGGATCTTGCTTTTCTGTAATTACTGGCCATTGTTCTGACCACTTTTTATTTATATCGTAGAGTCGCATTGTAAATTTTTCATGCGTATCAGGAATTATTGCTTCTGCAGGACATTCGGGTTCACAAACACCGCAATCTATACATTCATCTGGGTTAATAACTAAAGTATCTTTGCCTTCATAAAAGCAATCAACGGGACAAACTTCCACACAATCAGTATACTTACATTTTATACAATCTTGCGTTACTACGTATGCCATTTACAAAAAACCCACTCCCAAATAAAAATGTGACTTTTCTGTTGCCAGGCAAGTCACCAACCCCTACGTGCCTAAATTAGGCCGCCATTGCCATTTCTGGCTGATAATTGTCGTTTGCAATTATAGTGTTTGACCAATAACGAAGTCACTCGGTTAACTCCACTCGCCTATTAACCACCAGTCGATCCTAGTTCAGGCCCATCATAAACACACTAATGCAAACTGATAATGTGTTTATGGTGGACCTGCTGGGTACTGCCCCCAGGTCCTGTATAGTGTTGAACTTGCTTCAACGTTAACATCTATATTTATACACTATAGAGGTGTTTTTGTCAACAAATTAAAACGTAATTTGTAGACCTATTGTTGACTCAGTTCTGTCCCAATCTGTACTAAAGTCATTCTTTAGATACACTTTTGCTTGGTCAGAAAGCGAGTGGCTAACATTTAACATCGTTTTATTCAAGTCAATAAAATCTTCACCTGATTTATCAATGTTCCACAGTCCACCCGCAGAAACATCAAGTCCTAAAACTTCCATAGTCCCCATTAGTTCGCCTGTATTAGCATTTGCTTCTGTTTGTCTCTCTAATGTTAGAGACCAAGAAATATCATTTGATACACTTGTGTCTTCTGCAAACGCCGTTGCAGAAAAAAAGACTGCGACTAGCAGTCCGATAATTGATGTTTTCATAACATCCTCCTTAGTTAAGTCCATACTAATCCTGTTCTTAGATTAATACTAATTGCATTATATCATAGGTTGTATTGTGAGTCAATAGCTATCCTATCAAGATGAAATGTATATTTCCATCGCCTGAAATCCAGGTAACGAATGCACTCAATAATATCATACATAAAATGTATACTATAAATTGTACAAACTTTCCTTTCTTCCGTTGCCACCTCTTGAACCGGTTGTCCGAATTAGCGGCCTTTGTAAGTAGTTTTTCTTCCACACTAAATGGTGGAACTTGAAAAAATACTACCAAACTAAAAAACATCATCCACCAGTACTCGTTCCAGTTTGTAATGACCATAAAGGCCAACATGCCTAGTAAGTACCAGCCAATCTGCTTTCTTAAATGTTCTCTAAAATATATGATGAGACTTGAAGTAACGATTACGCTTACTGCAAGGTAGAATAAAAATAAATCCATTACTTCGCCTTTTTTCTTTTTTATTTATCTTCTTGTGTTTCTCTTTCTGCTAGGTATCGCTTTTCCATTTCTTCTTTAATATCGACAACTTTTTCCTGAGTGATTATATTGATAATCGTTTCTGTTAGATTTTTTTCTCTACGTAGCCAATATAGTTTTTCTTCAATCTTTCTGAGTTCCTTTTCATAAAAGTGAATTTCATCTTCTTTTCTTTTGCTCTGGTCTAAAAACTCAGACAAAAGTATTAATCTAGGGGGTATTTTCTGTTCCAATTATTTCCTCGTATGCTTCTTCAAATCCTTCTTCTCTCTCATAATGCGGCGCTCCGTCGCATCCGGATCTCCAATTTCTTACAAAATAACTATCATGCATTTTGATAATGTCTTCGTCTGGCCACGTATGACACCCAAGATGGCCCTTTACGAGCCAAAACATACGGTATGCTTCTTTTCGGAATTCAGGTGTCATACAGAAAATTCACAATCTTACTCTGATTTCCAGATTGTCCAAACGCCCCATGCAATAGCAAGGCCTGCCGCTATTTTTGCCAGAGGTGCCATGAATAAAATCATAAGACCTAGTGCTATACAAACTGCACCATCCCATGATGTTCTTTCTTTGGTTCTATCTTTTATCCATTTCATCATATTAATCTCCTTTGTTTTGCGGGTATATCATAATACCCTATTGTATTTAGTTGATTTTTAACTGATTTTGTGTATTTCTTGCGACAATTTGTCACCTAAAATCACATGTGCTTGTTTATTATAATGAGCATTATCGAAAGGTGAATATGCTTCTCCTCTGTTACCGTACTGTGTTTTGTGTGCAAAGAGGTGTCTTTTGTTTCTTTTACAATATGCTTGTAAGTAATCTTCTATTTTTATTATATTTTTTAGGTCTTTAGACCAGTCTTCTGATAGGGCCCACTCTTTAATTTTGTTAATGCTTATATAATTTTCAAATGTAGGTTCATCTTCTATTGTTTCCATCCATTGTATAAAGTCTGATATAATATCTAAATCATGCCAATGCGTAGTACCTTCAGTTAATTTAAATATTTTTCTTAATTTAGTAATTCTAATATCCATTGGGTCATAAGCATGAAATACTAAGTTCGGTAAATTTCTATAACTCAATATTGAACTTAGTTGTTTTCTAAATATCCAGTTCTTAAATGTCATATTAAGGTCAGTATTAATATATGTATAGAAACCTTCTATTACGTTAGGATGTAAACCTTGTGTGTGATTTACATTGAATACTTCTAATCCATAAGCATCTGGTTGTCTACTAATTTTATTCTTAGTAAAGAACATTTCTCTTTGTGGATCAGCTAAACTGAATAATACAAAAACATTTTCACCTTTATTTTTATCCAACCAAGTATTCATATTGAGTAAAGCAAGTTCATTACTTCCTGCAGGTGTACCCAAGTTAACAACTTTTTTAAATTTTACTATTTCTTTAACTCTTTGACTATAAGAAAGTAAGTTACATTCTTTACGCCATCTATCTCTAGCTTCATTATTCTCAGGAGTTGACTTACTTTTATCGAAATGCGGAACTGCGCCTTGTCCAAAAGTAAAACTACACCCTACGGTTAGTAATGTATAGTTGGAATAGTCCATTAATCTTTACTTCTCTTTTTAATTCTTTTTAGTTTCTCTTTACGTATTGCTAATGCTCTACTTAATTGACTTGTCTTTGCTCTCTTATCAAATGTTATACCCATTAAGTGGTCGTGTTCATGTTGTATCGCTTGTGCCCATACACCATTAAACAAACGAGTTTGTGTTTCGCCCTTTAGATTAGTAAATGTACAATGTACTTGATTGTATCTTTCTATGTTCAATGCTAGATGAGGAAAACTTAAGCAACCTTCTTGAAACTTTTCTAACTTAGCATCTGTAGTAGGAACCCAAGTTGGATTTATACAAACAACAAATCCTGCATCTTTGTGTCCTATTACAAATATCTGTTCCATAACACCTAACTGCGGTGCCGCAAGTCCTATACCATCATGTTCTTGCATTGTTACAATCATATCATATACTAATTTTTCTGTAGCTTCATCTATTTCATGTTTAGCACATACTTGTTTTAGTCTCTCGTCTTTTTCATCTATCAACTGTAATACAGTCATACAATCTCCTCGCTTAGTTCTTCCCAATTATCAACGTAATAGTTTACATTACTCATATGATAATCGTGAAATGCTTTTATTTCTTTTTCTTTATTATTATCAAAATACTCTTCCCTACCCACAAACTTAAATAACTTACGTATTTCTGTAGGACTAGCATCATAAAACAACTTTCTATAACTTACTACAACATCTGCATATTCTAATTCTTCGTAGTTTGGTCCCATCACTTTAACAGAATTTGTTTGTTCTCTAATAGTTTCAGTCATATGTTTCATATTTAGTATATCTGTAACAAAGCCCGTAGTATTATCATCTACGTGTACTACACATATATTTACTAGTTTAGATAACTCTTTCGTAACATTCTTATCCATAAACAAAGGCAAGTAATGCTCTATAGAAGTCAAAGGTTGATTTTCTATCTTATGCACTTCCCAAGCCAACATATTCCATTTGCTTATAAACTCTTTAGTTCTTTTATAATCATCAGTAAGCAATATTGACATATTACTTTTATGTTTATTTTCCCTAGTCCATTTTTCAAAATTAGCCATATACATTTCAATTTTTTCAAACCAAAAATGTGGTTGTCTCCAAAAAAGATTATATCTCCACTGACGTTTTATTCTGTTAGTTAATGTTATATAACCTGCTTGAGGTTTATCTAAGAATTTTTCTCCATCCCATCTACTCATTAGATTTATGACATTTATAATACTTGATAATAACTTAGGTTTCTTTACTTTTCTGCTAAGTTCTAACGCAGTTGGAAATTTAGATTTTAATATTCCATCTATAAGAATCTGATATCGTTCATTTTCTTTGAAGTCAAATACTTCTCCTGACATATGTTTGACTTCATTTTTTACTGTATTTCTTATTCCACCATACTCTCTGTTTGCACGGTACTCATTATTTAAATCTGATTCTTTCGCATCATCGGTTTGTCCATCAATTAGCCTAGATGCAATAAAATTACTACCAGCTCCAGCACCTACTATTAATAACCTTAAGTTATCTACTTTTTGCATCTTCTAATAACCCTAAGTTTATTTCATGGTAAGACTTGAATTTACTGATTATATAATTTGGTTTAGAATCAAATAACTCTACATTATCAAAAAAATCATATAATTCTCTTATCGATTCTTTTTTAGGTTCGATGAACAAATCTCTATAATCTATACTCCTATCTGAAAACTTTTTATTAGCAATACTAAGTTTATTCATTTCGTCAATGATTACTACTTCTGGTCTCTTTCTGTAATGTATTGCATTAACTAATTCTATGTCTTCATCTTTGTCTATGCTAATTGCCATTGTATCGAATTTAATTGCATCAGGCATTTTTAAATACTTAAACTGAGTTAATGGGTGAAAGTGAGTAATAACATATGGTTCAAGTCCTACATCTATAGCAATCGCATATCGTAAATTTATACATTTAGCAATCCACTTATCCATTTCATCTTCGTATCCTAAAAATGATGTTATGTACATTGTAACATCATAAATTCCTATAAGATCCCAATGATACTTGAGAAAATCTACTCTATCACTGTGGTTAGGTTCATCTTTGTATTTTTCTACAAAGTCTTCAAACCATGGTTTTTTGCCTGCTAAGAAAGCCTGACATTTTCCCCATTGCTTAGGATATTCATGTCTCAACTTATCCTGTAACCACATACCCAAAGAATTGCCATACTTGTATGTAGTATTATTTGGAAACCCACAATGCCAACAATGCTTTTTTCCTTCAAGATGCATCCGCTTTACAGTTAATCTTTGTAAGTTCTCAGTAAATACGAATTTTGATTTCTCTCTCCATATATCATATTCATTTGATACGTTGTGTTTCTGTCCTACTATACCAAGGTCTGTGGGTTCTCCATATAATGCCATGTATGAAATAAAATTACTTGCCGCACCTGGCAAAGCATATAACTCTTTAAATTTTTGAGGCATCGTGTTCTGCTTTCCAGTTTGTTCCAAATTCTTTATCATGTTTTTCAAGGTTAGCGACATGTTCTACAGAGGCGTGTTTATCTTTCCAGCCTTTAAAAAAAGATTTTTCATATCCAGGTACATTTGAGAAATCAAAATTTCTAACCATAGTTTTATTTGTCTTATGATATTCTTGAAAATCTTGTATAATCGTTTCTGTATTCTTATCAAAATATTCTTCTTTCCCAAAAAATCCAAATAGCCTTTCTAATTCTGCCTTGTTTTGTTCCATAAATATCTTTCTATATGATATTACTTCGTCTACTACAGTTGTTGATGTATCTTTTATATAGAAACGTTCTTCTGCTACTGTATCAGCATTATTTCTTTCATGTTGAGTAGGAATGGAATGTTTTGCATAAAGCAAGTCTGATATATATTCTTCACTATCCTTAAATGATATACGTAATGTTTTAATTTCATTTTTTACTTGAGACATACCAAGAGTATCATTTGGTGAATAATGTATTATAGATGTTAATTCTTTTTTAGCTACGTTATGTGATGACCAAGGATAATCGCAAAGTTGATTTATAACATAATCTAACTCTTTGTTTTTACCAAAAAATAATACATAAAATATTGAGAAATCCATTATAGGTAGCCAATACCAATCTCTTTCAAGTACATGTAAACCCTGAGGTGATGCACCAAATTTTTCAGCAGTTTCAAGAAACCATTCTTTTTTTACCCTGCTTCTGAACGGTTTCAACAAATTTACTACTTTTGGATTCTTAGCTTCAAATTCTTTTATAGCACCTTCAACAGTTGGGTTTCTTAATTGTGTATAATCCCAAAGAGTAGAGTGTTGACCTAGTACTTGAAACTCATTTACTTGTTCCTGATACTTTAAAATCTTAGAACGGTCACCTTCCCATAAAACATATAATGATATGAAATTTTTACCTGCTCCGGGTGGTATGTATGCTTGTCTGTGCATAATTTAAACTCCAAAATAAAACTTTAATAGACCCATGAAAATTAGGGTTACAAGCACTCCATTAAGCATTATTAATGCTCTGTCATGCCACAACATACCTACCCAAAACCAACCTAGTGTCCCAAACAAACCAAACCATAAATCAACTTGCGGTATAGTTCCAGTTGCTCTGGCACAAGTCGCAATCAATATCATTATAGAAGCAACCCATTTTACATACCAAGATAAATCATATTTAGGTGTAACCTTTTTGAATACTCTACTAGAGTTAAGTTGTTTAATTTTTTCGTCTAATTTTTCTCTAATAGGTTCAATCTGTTTGTTCATTAAATATCTCCTTATATGTTTTTCTTATTCCTTCTACTTGATTGATTTTAGGTTCCCACCCTAATAACTTCTTTGCTTTGCTTATATCTGCTAATGTTTCTTGTGCATAACCTCTTGGATTTTCTTCATGTACTACAGTAACATCTTTAAACTCTCTTATAATATCTACTACTTTATTAACTGAAATATTAGTTCCTGTTCCTACATTAAATATCTCATTTCTTACTTTTGACTCAATACTAGAAATACATGCTTTTGCTACATCAGAAACATGTATATAATCTCTTTTATATTCTCCGTCGCCGTGTATTGTCAATGGGTTATTCTCTTTTGCAAGTCTTCCAAACTTTCCTATCATCAGTCCACCAGTATTAGAGTTTGGTTGATTTTCTGAATATACTGTAAAGAAACGCAATATGTTATATGTCAATCCAAACATATTCTTATATTGTTTACACAAATGTTCACCAAATATTTTTGTCATTGCATAATAATTTAGTGGATCAGGCTTATGATAAGGTTTATGTGGAGTCTGATTATTACCGTAAATAGAACTACTACTAGCAAATACAAACTTTCTTACACCAACTGCACTTGCGGCTGTTAGTATATTTTTAGTACCAGTAACATTATTATCAAAGTACTCATCTGGATTAATAAAACTTTCTGGTATGCGAGGCTTTGCTCCTAGATGAATAACAAATTCTTGACCAGCACATGCCATTACGCAACGTGCGGCACTCTGCAAATCTCCTTGAATATATTTTACTCTACTATCTAATTCAGGCTTTTCTTTTTTATCTAATATTGTTACATCGTATCCTTTATCCAGTAATTGCTTAACTAATTCTGTGCCTATATAACCTGCACCACCTGTTACTAATACTTTAGCCTTGAATTTCATTCATATCCTCTTTCGTCATTTTATAAACTTTACGAGTATCAGCATTTAAACAAGTAAAACTGAATATACCCTCAAAACATTTATACCAATCTAAGCCTTTATTTTGTCTATAATTCATAGTAATAAGTACATTTATCTTTGCAGGAGTAACTTCAACTATCTCTGCATATGATTCTATAAAACCATAAGCAAATGCAGGTGCAATAAATTTTACATTTGCACCATTTGTTACAACTGATAACTCTGGTCTCATACTAGTAAACGTTTCATTAATCATTGTATAAGCAGAAACGTCTGCCATATCAAACAATCTGCCACCACTAACTGTCCCGCCAGCATTGACATCTGAGGCTGTTAAGTGTATTTTCCAAACTAATTTCTTCAATGTTATCCGTTTCCAAATCTGAACATTTCACCTAAATGCATAATATCATAGCAGATAAGTCTGTCATGCCCATTGTTTTGAATACTATGCCATGTATTCCAATTGTTAAGAAAAAATATTCCTGTGTTTCTTCTTGTAGGACCACTATACCAATGCTCTGGTGTATCCCTATCTACATGAAAATTTGTACCAGATCCTTCTGGGTTATCTTGTAGATTTACAATCATTACTCCTATTACCATACGATTATCAATATGAGGTCCCATTTGAAATCCTGTTCTATCATGTATTATTTGTACAGAACCTTCTCCAGTTCCCCAATCAAACGTTTCAAACTTATTAGGCCACATAGGCATTATTTCATCACATTCTTCGTATGCTCGTCCCTTTATATAATCTTGTAAGATTGCTTTACGTTGAATCCAACGTTCCTTAAAATTAAAATGATTTTGATTACTCCAATTCAACATCATTGGTTCACGTTTCTTATTAATCGGTAACGCACTTTTACTTTCGTCACCTCTTAATGCATTAACGTCTAAATCAGGTAGTTCAAGTTTAGTCAACTCCCATACGGGATATTCTGGGTCTACACATCTTATTTCCATTTTACTATCTCTTTCTATCTCAAATCAGGAACATTCGGATCTCTATATTGCTCAGGCATTGCAAGTTCACCAGGTTCATATAAGAACTTATCTCTATTTTCTGATAGAAACTTTCTAGCACCTTCGTCCATTAGATTTAATCTATTTTCATTAATAAGAATAGTTTGAAAGTTTAACCATTCATTCCATGCTTTTTCTGAAACAGTATCAAGCACTCTCTTACCTGCTTCTCCAGGGAAGGGTGCCTTTTCTAATCCGGGTAGTTCTTCATTATATTTTGCACAAAAAACTTTAGGCATCATGTCTCCTTTGTAATATTACATAACTATAATAACATATTTACTATAGAAAATCAATAGCTATTTGCATATGTTGTTTAGTTATGTCAACTATGAACTAGCGTTGCATTTTCGACATAGCGGGAATGTCGAAAAAACACTGTATTTCCTTTGTTTTTTCTGTTATATTTATATAAATAAAAGTGATACAAAAAGTCCTTTTTTGTATTGGCGACTGGGAAAGACCTGTGACACTGAGAAAAGACTCAGGGTATTGCTGTCCTCAAGCATAACAAAAATTTATTTAATACGGAGAACGTAAAATGACGTTGAATTTTTTCAGCGGCCTTATCAATGTCTTTTCGGCTAAACCTGGGCGTAGAGAAAGAGAATTTGAAACATGGGCCAAAACAGAGTACAAGAACGATTGGGAATATGCCTATCAAACAATGATCCAAACAGGTATTGGACCAAAGACTACATATATCAATGGAAAGATGTTTCCAACGAAAGGTAAAAATTAATGATTAAGTTGATAAAGAAAGTATGGAATGCAATAAGACCTAGAACACAGGCACAACAAGAGTATGATTATCTTGCTAACTCACATGATTTGCAAGACTTAGAACGTAGACAAAGAGTTTTAATGAATAAGAATTTAAAAGGGTGGGTGTAATGTTTAAGAGATTAGTAGTATGGTTTGAACATATTGGTCGTATGAGAGCGGCAAGCGAATTGGCAAGACAAGGTTATCATCAACAAGCAAAACGCTTGATGTGTGACCAGGAGGTTGCCTAAGTTCATTAGAACAGTTATTGTTTCTCTATTAGTATCAACGATATTCTTATCTGATGATTCTGGTAGAGGAATATTAGATAAAAAATCTAAACGAAACAAACAAGAGGAAAAAAGCTATGTGGCCTTATACAGATGAAGAACTAGATTTTATTAACGGTGAGTAAATTTTAAAGGGGGCTTAGGTCCCCTTTATTCTATATCATCTTCTATTGAAGCATCGTGTTGGAATATCTTACCAACATTTCCAGAAAAAGTAAAATGACCTACGTGGTCTAAATTGATTAGTGGGTCTAACCAAACTTCCCCACCTAATGCTTGCCATCTACGACAAAATGCATAATCTTCTGACAAATATCTTTTAGTATCTTGTTCATGCATACAATCAAAAAATAGATAAGTCCACTTAGCGAATTCTTCATCTAAGTTTAAATCATTTTCAAAATACAACTCTGGGTATGAAGCAATCATCTTTTCAATTACTTCTCGTTTAATTAACATAAATCCAGTAGCCGCATCACGTAATTTCACTAAACCATCTTTGTTTTTTATTCTACGTGTGTTATCTTCTAGTATTTCCCAATCAAAGTTTAATGCATAGTTGGCACCTGCTCGTTGCAGTTGTTCTAATGTATCTGCACGACCTCCTAAAACTTTACGTTCTATTCCTCTCCAATCTAAATCTTTCTTTGGATATGCACCTACAATGATATCTTTATCATGTTGTAACATATGTAATATATCTAATGCATCAAAATTAACATCTGCATCGATAAACATCATATGTGTTGCTTTTGGATTAGCCATAAAGTAAGCCACCATATGGCATCTTGCTCTTGAAATGAGAGATTCGTTTGCACTTGTTGTAACTGAATAGGGTATTTGATATTTTGTAAACATCATATGTGCCCGACTCCAACTACGAAAGAAAGGTTCTGTTACTTGTCCACCGTAACAAGGTGTGCAATAATGAACATGAGTTTTTTGTATAAAATCCATGTCAATATCTTTACGATAGTTTTGAAATTTTTCTATTACACTATTGTCCATTCTTCACCTTTATAGTTTATTATATGTTACTATATTTAGTGGGGAATGTCAAGTGCTAACTTGAACGTTTTGCTTTTTGGTCTTCGATCCACTTCTTAGCTTCTCGCTTAGTTGGTGGTTGAACAAGAAACTTATCAATTTGCTTATTGACTTTTGTAAAGTTTTCTGCTCTTTCTGGATCTTCTAGTCCACCAGAATTATCAACAACAAAGAAACGACCTGCACTAAACATTTGTTGAAATTTCATAATGTTATCTTGTACTTGTTTCCACATCTTTGTTACTAGTTCTGTTGGAATACTTCTTGTACGTTGAGTATTACGGTCTTGTGCTACTTCTTCACTTGTATTAACAAATAGCATCATGTTATCGTAGCCGATTTGTGCTAATTTTTCTTTAATCTTACCAATCTTCATTACATCTTTACCAGTACCATCAATAACTAAACCTAAACGTCCGTCGATATAAGTATCTTTACGCAACTTAGTTAGTATCTTTGCTCTATCTCTTTGTTCTCTACCTTGTGGTGAAACAATAGTGTCTGGTTCTAGTGGTAAATCATTTTTCTTCATTAGGTGTTCAAATATTTCATCTGAATTGACCATCTTTAAGCCTGTTCCTGAAAGAAACTTTTTAGCAACAAAAGACTTACCGGAGCCAGGTCCGCCAGCCATGAATACTGCTTTAAATATATGAGGGTCATTTATCCCTTCTTCAACTGATTTTATAATTTCTTCTACACGCATATATCTATTTATCAAGTTTGTACAATTCAAACCATTCATCTCTAATACTTTTATGTTGGTTTAAATCTATTATTGGTTTTCTGACAGAAGGAGGATTATAAAGAAACCCTACTATTCTTTCAGCATACTTTTCCATATTATCAGTATTCACATTAGAAGGGCTAACTGCTAATACTTTAAGTTTGTCTGATGTATATGCAGACCACATAGTTTGTTGTACGTGCCTGATAGAAACATAATCTTTATGTTTTAGAAAATATTGTTCAGGGCATACACCCATTGTTATTGAACTTGTAATATATACAACTGTTATATCTTTATTTGATTCGTGAAAAGCCTTAAGTAACTCTGAAATAAAATATATAACTTGTAAAGGATCTACCCATTTTAGTGCCTTTGTTTTACCCCAAGTAAAACCTAAATTTACATTTATGATTACTTTATCTGGAAGATTTTCATTTAAACTAATCTGTGTCCTTAAATCTTCATCATATGATATATTTCTTCTACCAAATGTTTGAACATCTGATGTTTTCTCTCGTATTGCTCTTAATAAAGTCTTAGAAAAATCAGATGTTTCACCAAATAACCAAACTCTGTTCATATGGTTTTAAATCCTTTATCTAACGTTTTGGTCTATAGAATTCCACTGTACAACTGAATCAGAATATGCTCTTTGTACACGATTGATTAATCTTTGTGTATGAGGTGCAACTTTAGAATTTAAAAGTTCAATTTTTTCTTTTTCTTTAGTATCAATTCTAAACTTGTTTCCTTCTGATTCATATACTAGCTGATTGTTTGCACTTTTTAATTCGGCAGATACCGCAGTTTCGTTTTCTGCTAACACTTCTGATAATATGATTGCTTGTTTCTTTAATTCTTCTGTAGAAAAAGTTTTAGTATTAATTGCTTGTTGTATAAACATCTTAAGATGTTTGATATCTCTTTTTAATCCTAATAATGTATTTGAAAAAGTTCCTTGCCATTGTCTCCAAGCATCACTTGAAATAGTTGTTGTCGTTTTAGCTGGAGTTGAAGTTGATGAGGATCCTAAAGAACCTGTGTTAGATGCAGTAGATACTACTGCTCCACCAACTGCATTCTTTATAGTATCGAATGTATCACCAAAGATACCTGTAACTTCATTAAATAAATTATGCAAGTATGCATCTAATGGTTGATGTTGTTTAGCAGTATCAGTAAATGGAGATTGTGGTACACCAGGTGCTTGTGAAGCCTCTCTCTTTGCTTGATCCATAGTTTTTATAACTGTACCTGCATCGGCTCTACCATCAATAGTAGTTGGTACAGTAGAAAGTGTATCCATAGGTTGAGTTAATTTATTAACTGCACCTTTCATTTCACTACTTCCTGTATTAAGAATAACTGCCATTTGACATGGGTCTAATGCCGCGGCCGCCATTGCTAAAGCTAATGCCTTACTTGCTAATTCTGTTGCTAAATTTAAAAGTTTTTCTGCCTCTTTTGCTATTTGATTTACTACGTCTGCTATTGCATTTGTTACTTTACCTATTAAACTTCCTATTTGTCCTAATGCATTGCTGAGTAAAGATGTTGCACCATTTATAATATTACCTACTGCATTAATAACATCACCTATAATTCCTCCTGCACCACTAATTGCATTTGTAATTTGGTCTATAATTCCGCCTAATCCAGATTGTTGTAAAAATCCACTTATCTTTTCAAAAGCACTATCGATAAAATCCATTGTACCATCGAATGCACCACTTAGAACTCCTAGTATTTCATTAAAAAATGAACAACTATCTCTTTGTTCACCAAACTGTGAATTCATTCCTGCTAATGCACTTGCATCTGATAATGTTTTTGGTAAATCAGCCATCTGACCTGATGTATGATTTTTTAAAGAACTGAATAACGCAAGACCTAATGCACCTATTCCTAGTACTTTAATAAAACTACCCATATCTACACCAGTCATTTCTAATATGCCGGCAAAAATAGCAGTTTGTTCAATAGCAGAAAACGAACCGAATGCACCTGCTAATGCAGTTATATTTGTTAATGTTGGATTTAATCCAATACTTGTAAAATTGTTTATTATACCTGTACTGTTATCTGCTCTTGCTATATAAGGATTAGAAAAATTGTTTCCAGCTAACTCACTGGCAATAGTTGATAATGCAGATTGTCTATTAAACTGTTCTTGCTTTGCTAATAAGGCCGCTTGTTGTCCTGGTGTTAACGATGTAGAAGATGTTGCACTATAATATTGTGCAGGTGTAGTGTTTATATTAGAGAATGTAAATTGACCTCCGCCTCTATTTACAAATTCCTGATATAGTCTTTCGATTTCTGCTTCACTGGCCATCCTCAACTCCTAACCATTTACGATAACATTGCCTGAGCCTGATGCTACCTTAATACCGCAACTAAACGCATCACCAATTCTGCCTAATGGTTTACCATTGACAATTACATTTGGTGATCCTGCAGATAGTGGAGTAACGTGAGGTACACATAAAATATAACCGTGTGGTGTATCTTTGTCCGTAACTCTAAATGCATTCAGTCCATTGATAATAACATTATCAGAACCCATATCACATTTACCTGGACTACAGGGTGAGTGTGCAGTTGTGCTATCTGTTGTTCTTGCGGCTCCCGGCATTACGTAATTAATCCTTTATCTGGCGTTACTAATCCACTTGTTGCAGATTGATAAGCCTTTGTTGTTTCTTTGTTTGTTTGTAAAACTGAAACTATCTTATCAGAATATAGAACTACTTCATTTTCACTATCACCTGTTACAGTAAATGGCTGAAATGAAATTTGCTTTCCATATACCAGTGTTAATGGTTTTTTTAGAATAAAATATTCTCCACTTTCACTAACAAACTTCCCTAATAATTCTTGTCCACCTACCATTACTAGTGTGACAATATCATCTTTATCGTATCTTTTTTGTTTTAACATTTGCTTTCTCGTATTTATCTAGTTAATTATGTATGTATTTATTTCCGATCCTTAAGTGTCGAAATAATCTTCATTCTATCAAATTTTTCCATAATATGCAAGTCTTTTTTGTGTTCTTCATACTTACATACTTTCCCATCTGACCTGTTTAACACATATCCATCTACATATGCAACCAAATACATATCACCATAGAACATGTCATGTATTAACCATAACTCAACATCTTTACTCGGATATGCAAAATCTAAAGTAAAGTAACATGCCAGACCATTACCACTGAGTGTATACCAACCTTCATTGATATATTCCCAAATATCTGGCCAAGTATACATATCATCATAATTGAATCCATGGACTGCTGGATTCAATTTATTGAACCAATCCATAGTATCTTGTAGTTGCTTTTGTGTGAAGTTTTCTTGTAGTTTTAGTCTAATCTGTCGCCACTCATAAAGCAAAGTAGCTTTATCTTGCATATTACATTGTCCATCTTTTAACCGTAAAACTTATATTTGTCTCAAAGTCGTAATCTTGTGTAAATTTAAATATGACATCATCACCAACTATAGTAGCAGTGAAAGTTATGTTTGAAAATTCATCAGCTTCCGCAATATTGTCACCATCGTCTTGCCAAATTTCTGTGTTATCATCACTTAATTTTACTTGATTGATACCTTGAGGCACACCATTAATTGCTTTTATCTGTCCAACTCTTACATATGTATTAGTTGCATCTGCTTGTTTTAGCGAGTAATCAATAAAAAATGATGTACAATCGTTTTTAGGGTATTTTAAAAATGTACCTTGATTTGTAATTGCAGAACCTTGGTTTGTTTCTGCCGCTACTTGACTAGTAGCAGTGAAAGTATCACCTACTGCATATGTTACGCCAGTTGTTCCTGCTACTGTATTCCAATTTGCTTGGGCATCAGTATTTGTACCAACAACTAATATCTTATATTCTAAACCAGTCTCTAACTTATCAGGACCGTGTTGTCTTTGCTTTAATTCTTTGTTGAATAAACTTGAACGTAGACCTGTTGAGGCATCTAAAGCCTCTAAATGTTGGTCTGCAAACATTTGATTAAATGAGTTTTCTGTTACTACTTCTACATTACGTCTTGCACCTGCATATCTGTTTACACGAAAATCAGAACCACCTGTGATATGTGGAGCAACTGTAACCAATGATGATAAATCTGTTACTACATCGGCAGTGTCAACTGTTTCATATATAAATGCACCGTTATCAGAAAAATTAACTTTTAGTGTGTCAACTCTTGCGTTTTCATCTACGTCAACGTTTTCATTATATTCAATAGTAACTGTACCAATTGCTGGAGCAGTAGTAAATTTTATTTCTTCTACGACACCATTATAGTTTGCATGATTTTGGTCATAGATTTCATAATCTGCTGGAGTTGCCAATACATTTCCGCCACTGTCTTTAACTACAACACTTGATGGTGCTGGGTCTGGATAAGTTAACAAATTAAATTGTGTTTCTGTTCCATCACCTGTTAGTGTACTTGTTGAACCAATTTGTTCTTGTTGAACTTTACCATCTGCAATAGGTGTAGCAAAAGTAATAGTATACTTTTTATTAGTACTATCGTATACATATGTATAATCTGCATTTGCTCTAGTTAACTGATATTCTGCATCTACCCCATTATTAACATCTATAGTTTCAGGAATATAATAATCATCTGGTAATAAAGCTGGATCACTTATCTCTACTGAACTAACAGGAGTGATTAGTGGATCACTTGCATCGTTGATATCTGCCGTAAGAGTTTTTGTTACATCAGCTACTCCTCTGAATCCGCCTGGTGTATAAAATTGACCAACTTCATCAAATCGTCCTGATTCACTTATTTTTACTGTAACCTCAGTAGTAGTGGCTGTAACAGTTGTAGAAAGAATTTCACCTGTTTCATAAATTACATATTGAGCAGGATCTGTTAATTCTTTATTATATTTTTGATTTAAAGTATGACCGGGTGTAAATGTTGTTGATATCGTATCAAATGTAATTGTCTGTACAAAGAAATTCATTGCATCAAGTAATGCATCAACATCTGTTACTTGACGAATAACTAGGTCTTCATCAACTTTTAATCCAGGTTCTGGATTATCTGCACTGTCTAACCAAGATTGAATAACTGATTGTGCGTTTGCAAATGGATCAAAACGTACTTCGTTTATTGCTTTATCTATACCAATGTATAATTGATTAGTATCAGTAGCAAAACCCATTTCGCCAGTTTCAAGGGTATCGTTGCCAATTTCATTTCTGAATCCGCGTCTTAATAAGATTTTAACATTTGTTGTAGCCATCTAAAAACTCCTAGTTACTACATGTATTTATCAAAATACTCTTGAACCTTGTTCGCCCATTGCAGTGAATACTTATTAAATTCAGGTTCTTCTACGACAAATTCTTGATAATTGCCTTTATTGTCTGCTTCTTCGTCCCAACCAATCATCATAATTACAATAGTTTTAATATCTGTTCCATGTATTTCATTGTGTGCGGCCGAATATGCGGCACCTTGTAAAAAGTAATCATCAATCCATTCACGTTTCTTTGGTTTACGAGAAGTCTTAAAGTCGATGATTGCAGGTTTACCTTTCCATACACCAACACAATCTGTGGTGCCTGCATATAATCCGGGATAATACAGAGGAACTTCTGTACCCCAAACTTCATCTACATTTGAGAGTCCTTTTTCAATAACAATGTTTGATAATTCTTTTGCCATTTGATGAATAAGATTAGATCCATTTGGTCTATCTTCTTCAAGTATAAATTTTTCGATATGTAAGTGAACTTGTGTGCCTATGCCTGTAGCAAGTTTCATAATGCGATTTGCTTCATCATCGCCTACTCTTTTACGCCATTCATGTAATGCTGTTTTGTCTTTAAGTGCATCTAGTACTGTAGTTACACTTGGCAATGGTTTGCCTCCGGGTGTCTGATAATGGCGGGAACCATCAATATTGACACGCTCAAGCGATTGATATTTAAATTTTTCATTTAGCATACTTATAGTATACTATAAAAACTTAAACAATGCAAGAGAAACTTATAGATTTTCGTTGATTTGTTTAATTAAATCTGCTTTAGTTTTTCTACGGTCTAGTGCTAAACCTAGATTTTCATCAGCCCACATATCAATTTCTTTTTTAGTCATTGAATTGAAATCTGGTCTTTGTCCAAGTGATACAGATTTAGAAGCCATTACTTCTTCTTTTTCTGCTCTTGCTTCAACAATAATCTCAGGTGTTTCGATAACTTCTTTCTCAGCTATTTCACGTTCTTCTCTAACTGAAACTGCTTTTTTCGTAGCTACTCTTTGCATGAATTCACGGTGTCTTTTAGCACTGGCGATTTCTTTACGAATTTCTTTTTGAGAATCGGTCATTTTTTCCATACCGTCTTTAGCGTTATTTTCGATATCCTGAGCGACCTTATTTGCCATTTCTTTTTTAGAAATAATTTTATGTTCGCCTTTTACAATTAAGCCCATTATTTTATCCTCTTATTCGCTGTTTTGATAGCAAGTTTTTTAACTTTCTCACTATCCTTTTCACCATCAGTTTTGCCGGATGGGGCTCCAGCTAAATCAATAGTGTCAACTGTTACTTTGCTAACATACTTACTGTTAGCTAACATATCTACTAAACTTTCGGGAGTAACACTGTACCCCATTTGAGTCAATTCGTCAACCATCATATCAGTACCAACAGTACCAATATCATTTGCTTTTAATCTCACTAGATACGCATTTACATCGTTACGCATCTGTGCATTATAATTAGCATCTTCGCTTAACAGACTCGAAATTTTCATTCTTAGTCTCTTTTCGCACGGCCAAGAGGTTCATCAACTTCACCTGATGCTGACTCATCGCCACCTGCAATATCGGCTGTGATATCATCTTCCATATCTGCCTGCATATCGCCACCAAGTTCTGTATCAGTTGGTGCCATATCGCTTGCCGGTGCTTCACCTGAAAGAACTAGAGCCGCACTGTTTACTGAATCTTTTGCTGAACGAGCCGAGTCTAGTAAACTAGCAATCGCTGAATCAACAGAAGATTTAAATGTCTCTGCTTGGTCTGGTCCATGTGTGTAAGCCATTTCATCAGATAGTGGTCCTATCTGGTCGTTTTGAATTTTGCCTAATTTTTCGATAACGTCTTGTAGTTCATCTACGATACCACGTGCCGCCATTGTAATTTCAGCCTCAGCCGCATCACCTTCTAGTAGTTTGTTCAACTGGTCTAAAAGACTTTCTTCTAAATTTTCATTAGAAACCTCGGCAGATTTTTTATCTGTGTTTTCCATTTTTGGTTCCTTTGTTTTAGTGTTTTCTTCGGCCTTCTTGGCGTGAACTGCTTTACGTTGAGCATCACTGACATACTTGTGTTTTCCACCTTCGTCTAGTGTTTGCTCTTTGTGTGCTTTTAACAATGATTTTACTGTTTCTAGCATCATCATAGTCTCTACATACTCACGATTTTGATAGTCTGAACGCATTTCACGTTTCTTAGCTTCCAGCTTATCTTTAGCCTCGCTTAATGATTCTAAGTCACCTTCAACTGAATAATTGAAGTTAGACTTTAGATAGTCATTTAATTTTGACGATACTATTATAGTATCTGTTTTAAAAAAGTTTGTACTTCTCATGGTAATTGCCCCATTACATAATATGTGTTTATATTATGTATTTATCTTTTTAAATTAAATTAGTGGTTTTTGATTAGACACAGCCTCATATATCTCATTTACTTGCTTTTTTGCGTTCCAGGCTTCTGCTTTTGCTCTGCTAAATCTAGCTTCTGCAATGTCCATCTTGCCTAAATCACCACGCTTTTTTGCTTGTTTATAAGTATTTTTATGCTGTAAAGCATCGAAATAGAATTTTTCGAATACTGCATTTGTTGAAATAACCTTAGTTATCTCTTGTGAATTAATCTTTTTACCTTCATTTAAATGATGTACAATCACATATGCTGTCTCATATGCTCTTAAATCTTCAAATAGAGTATCATTTGTTCTACTGTCTACAATATTAAATGATGTTTCAGGAGTTTTTTCTACAGAATATAAACCTACCTGTACTCCTTTTTCGGTTTTTTTCGACTCATTAATTGTTGTTGCAACTTTCTGTGCAACATTAGATGTAGCACTCTGGAAATTTCTCATAATATTTTCCATCGCTTTAATATCCGCAGTTTTTACACCGGGACTTACATCCACTATCTCGTTCCCACCCTGAGATTGTTGTGCTTCTGTCTGTGCTTTTAATCCACTCTTATCGCCATTTAATGCTTTAAGAAGATTTGCCATTGCACCTACATCCGCTCTACTTGGTCCAGTCATTTTGTCCTCCGTTATACAGTCCTATACCCTCTGAGTGAAGGTACAAGAACACCTTTGTGTGATAGTCTTTCTGCAACTACCTGTTCTCTTTCAGATAATTGAGATTCATGTACGTATTGATTTTCTGAAAAGTACTTAAGAAATAAATCACTTTCTTCCTCAGTAATCATTACATAAATTCCGCCTAAAACTTCTTGCAATCTCATAAAACTATTTCCCTTGATTTAGTTTATTTAATAAATTTCTAAACTGTGTTGCAGTTTTTGGATCTGCCGCTAATTGGTCAACTGATGCCGCTTGTTGGGCCATTGCTTTACGTTGAATTGGTGTAAGTGTTTTACCTTGTCCTGCTTTGTCTAATGCATCTGCCGCCTGTTGTGCAGTAGCACCACCTAAATTCTTTTTACCTAATCTCTGCATTGCTTGTGCTTTTTTAGTTTTATTTTGTGGAGACGTATCTTGTCCTTGTTGTTGAGCCGCCGCTGATTGTTGTGCTTGAGCACCTCTCATTTCGCCCGGAGACATTGTTCCACCTTGATTATATTCATTCACTGGATAATACTTATCTAATATTTTCCAGTACTCATCATAGTCGTAAACTCTATCATCAACTTCTACATCCATTGGATATGCATCAAAATGTTTTTTGTGGTCGTCAACATAATCTTTAATATCTGCCGCGATTTGTTTTTCGTCTTCGTTTACTTCTTCTGTTTCTTC